TTGAAGTATTTGTTTATCACATCTATCTGATCTTGATACTTAGCAATAATATTCAATTCAGTTTCTATTGCCTCCGTAATATCGGAGTGTTCTCCAATACCTGCAGGGTTAGTGAGGTAGACTTCTACATTTGCTACGTGCTTTTGGATATCTCCTTGTGCATGTGCTAGAAGTGCTCTGATAAGTTGTTCTCTCATTAGATTACCATCCCGTATTGTTCTCTAAGTATTTTTTTGTAAGCTCCGTTAGGATATTCTGCCCTAACTTCCTTCACAAGTTTCAGTTTTTGATATAAGGATGAACTACCACCTAAAGTCAATGACTTTACGATTGTGGCAAGTTCCTTATCATCTATAGGTAAATCCATTTAGTAATAGTGATGTGTACATTATAGCATCAAACAAAAAAAGAGTCTAGTGTTGCAATCTTTTCGACTGACCAACCAATAGCATCTAGTATCGCCTTCAGTGGTTCGATAAATGATTTATCAAACTGTAAATCGTAATCAATATAAGGTGCTAAACCTAATTCAACAGGGAAATCACTGATAAATGATATAACATTCTCACGTATGGGGTTAGGATTTTTTAGATAACAGAATCTAATCTTCTCACCATTGTTGATTACATTATATTTACCCAACAAATTTCTCTCCTTCAGATAATGATTGAATAATAATGATCCTCTGACGTGTATTGGTGTTCCTTTCTGGTAGATAGTCAAATGACTCCTATACTTTGCAACATTATTACAAGTTCTAGGAAATGCAATATCAGCAGGGTTCATGTTGCGAAAATCTGTTCTCATTTTCTTGATATATTTCTGAACATTCTCCTCAGACTCATTCATAATGATGCCGATAGCATCTTTGATCATTTTTCTACATGGTGCAGGGGTAGATGACTTGACTGCTTCGATGCCCATCATCTTCAACTTTGGTTCTGCGAATCTAACTCCCTCTATATCCCATGCGTTCAGCATATATCTCTTCTTTGCTGTCCATATACCACGTTCAGCGATAGTCTCTCGCTTCATAAACATCTTTTGTTCGTATGCGTTTACGTACGAGGCCAACGCTTCGTAAGAACTCGAAATATATTTTTCAAGTTCCACCTGACACACCTTATCAATGAACGACACGATGCTCTCAGTAGTCTTTTCTCTACCTTCGTATACCCTATTGACCAAATCACCCATATGCAGGTAAATAGAATCAGTATCACTGGCAATAACATAGTCTTTCTCCTTTGTTTTTAGTACGTTGTTCATGTATTGATTGATTTTACGCTCGATCCACCGAATGCTGAACTGACCTCCGAGAGTAATCGCTTCAGCATTCGCAAGCATATAATAACGAAAATAATTATTCCCGATAGCACCATAGGCACTGTTAAGTTGAATCTTTTTCGCCATTTGGATGTTGTTACACCTTGCGATTTCCTTTTCGAGACGCTTTGTAGGGGTCTTTTCATACTCCTTTTTTGCCTCAAGCATTTTCTTCTTGAAGATGACTCGTTCATTGTAAATTTTCTCCATCAATTTGGGTAGGAAACCACGTTTCTTTGTAGTAAACATGGCACCATTAGGACACACAGTAACATCCTTGAGACCTGATAGATCTACCTCCTCATTCAACAGTTTATCAACAGAAACTGAGGGAAACCGTTCATCAAGAACAGTCTCAGGAGATATATTATACTGCATTATAAGGTGAGGGTACAGTGAGTTGAGGTCAAACGACACAACCCAGTCATACATGCCAGGTATAGGTTCTTTTACATAAGCACCTGCATACTTTTCTACCTTATCATGCTCTTTTTTTGGTGGTATAACTATACCTTTTTTCTTCAAATCGTTGTAGATTATCATGTCCCACATACGAACCTGATAAAACACATCAGTGAAGTTTACCTTTGCGTCGAATGCCATGGTGATGGCAAGTTCTATGAGTTTCATCTTCTCTTCCAGACCGTCAACGATTCTAACGTCTTGGATGTTATAATCTACAAACTTATTCCATGCTTTTGTATAAAATTCTTTGAATGTATCATGTTCTGAGTGATCAAGTTTCTTCTGTCCTAATTCTACCTCACCGATATAATCAAGTCTGTATGATTCTTGTGCCTTGTAGGTGAATTTTTTGTACAAATCCATGTAATCAAGGACAGTTACACCTCCGATGTCATACATCAGGTGTGGACGACCTGCCATGTATATCTCTTCATGTGTGACCAGTCCCCATGGTGATAGTTTCTTACATGCTTTGTCACCTAACACTCTTGTAATTCTCTTAGCGAGGTATGGTATATCATATAACTGACAGTTCCACCCTGTGACTACCTCTGGTGGTGTTTTAGACCAGTAGTTTATGAAGTGTGTGAGCATATCATACTCGTCATTACACTGCACATACTTGACCATCTTGTCTTGTGTCCTGTAAGGACCTACACCAAAGGTCAATATACGTTTAGTGTTGTAATCTTGTAGAGATATGAGTAGCATCTCTTCATCACACTTCTCTACCGTAGGGAATCCACCTTCAGACTTGACCTCGATGTCAATAGTCACAAGATTCATTTTCTTGAGGTCAAATTTTATTTCATTCTCAGGATATCTGTCAGAGATATACTGATATATGTACCTGTTGTTGCCATATATCTCAAAATTTTCTACGTTATCATGACTTCTAATAAATTCTCTGGTCTCTCGCACTGTGCCAGGTTGTATACTCTGTACAAACTTCCCATCTAGTGTCTTATATTTTGTTTTTTTCTTGCTAGGAACAAACATCGTGGGTTGAAAAGGCTCCCTTGATGTAAATGACTTACCATTCTCATAACCACGAACAAGAAAGTCGTTGCCGACCATCTGTACGTTGGTGTAATATCTCATGCTGCGAATGTTTTTACTTTACCAGTACCTATTCTATCACGTTGTACAGAATTTTCACGGAAAAGTCTAGCAAAATTATTATACATGTAGTATATTTCCTCTTTACTCATGTATGGAGGTGGCATATCAAGAAAACTACCTTGATCATCATTGACCATTTCTACAATCAAATCATCTTTTATGAAACCTGCATCCACACACATATCTCTCATAGGTGTTCCGTGATATGGTGTGTATATGAAGGCATTAATATCACTTGAGTTTAATTGTGATGCTAACTCCACAGACTTCCAACAATTTTCCATAGTTTCATATGGATATCCTATAATAAAATTACAAGTGGTAGAAAGACCTGCCTCTGTTGCGATATTGAATGCATCAATTGCTTTTTGATTATCATACACTCTACCTATGATATCTTTACGAAACTGTGGATCTCCATGCTCCACACCCATGTTTAGTTTGACACAGTTCAACTCTTTCAAAGTTTTTGCTTGGTATGGAGACAAAAGTTCTGGTCTTGTTTGTGCTAAGAATGGTAATTTGTATTTGGAATACATGTTTGCCCACTTATCAAACTCTTTTTTTGACATGGTGAGAAATGTATCAGTAACTATCCACAAAAATTCTACCTGTATGGTATCAAGCAAATGTTTTATTTCTTCCTCTTGATGCTCTACAGTTCTTTTCCTAAAAAATAAACTATCAGTTTCTTCTTTATACAAACCTGCATTAGATGGTGAGTTGCAGAACTTACATTTGAATGGACATCCACGTTGTGTTTCTACTGTGGCGATCTTGATTATCTCTCCTTGAAATGGTCTATACAATGACCTCTTGTCAAATATATCATGATCTGTGGATGGTAGTTTATTGACATCCAGAGCAGGTCTCATTGGATTGGGATGAATATTTGCTAGATGATGTCCTGTTTTACCTTCGCTTATAAGATCCATCAACTCAAGTATTACCTCATCACCTTCCCCTCTACAAATATAATCAACTTGTCCTTCAAATGCTTTGGGATTATATGTGCAAAAAACACCACCTGCGACACTTATAAATTTTTGGTCAGAAACTTTATCAATAAATCTCTTCCAAATATAATACGTGTCCTCTACGATTGATGATATAACAACATCTGGTTTGAAATCTATTACTTTCTGTCTCCATGCTGTGTACATATCAATATCTTCAAGCACGAAAAAATTTTTTGGAACATCATCTCTTTTCCACTCATAATCAGGAAACATTTGTCTCTTCGTTCTTTCTTTATCTCTATCTGGAAGATGATGTTTATCTTTACTTTCTATTTCAACTGGATACCATGTGGCATCAAATAATTCTATGTTATGATAACCTGCTCTCTTCAAACACGCTGTTATAATAGCAACACCACCAGGTGGTGTAACTCTCATATGTTGATTAGGATATAACCATAGTATTCTAAGGTTTTTCTGTGACATTCTTAGCAGTCAACGCTTGATACTTATCTAGATGATTTTTATCTGGTTCTAGTATAGTTAGAAAACTATCAGAGTGCACCATCATTGATCGTTGCATAGAGAATGAAGGCCATGACTCTAGATACTCACCTTTCAATTCAAAAGGGTCTGTAATTTTACAATCTGGTTCACCCATCTCCGAACCAACCTCTTCTAATCTAGCAATGAGAACTAGATTATTCTTGAATATTATAACTTTTATCATAATGAAAGACTCTTTGATTTCAAGTTTACCACAACTGTACGTACTTTGTCAATATAACCTTGATTACGTAACTCTTTGAATACCATATTCTCAAAACCATACTCTCCATATTTCTGTAGTGATACTGATCTACTATCTCTCAGTTTCTTGACCAGTTCTCTCAATCCTTCTACATTTTCATTCTTGATGAATGCATCTATTCTGATTTTGAAGTTGTTTACCTTCTTCTCTATCTCTTTCTCTTCAACGTCACCTTCTATCCTTTCGGGTTCTTGTATCCATGTCTTCTTCATAAGACTATACACACCTTGACTCTTCTTACGTGTGACCTTTGGTCTCTCAATGTATGGTTCTGCTTTGACACCATAGATTGTGACGTTGTGAGTCAGTTCCCATAGAGTTTTCTTGTCCATGTAATATTGATCAAGTAGATCTGGATTACAGTCAGGTATAAACTTCGGGTCTACTACTATGTGTACGTCCAAGTCAGAGTATTGTGTATAATTATACCCTGCATTACCACCAAGTAATAGAACATCTACGATTGCTCTCTCATCTAGATCAACATAAGCAGCGAATGCTTCTGCAAAATTCATCAATGCCTCATTTACCTCAGGCTTGAGAGAATCCCCAATCCAAAAGGTTGGATTGAGGATTTCTGTGAACCTAAGAGTCAGTGACTCTCTAAGGTCTTTGGGTTTAATGTGTCTTCGGACTCTTGAATACATGTATGTATTTAGAGCCAATCTTTTCGCTGTTGTTGTTCTGGTATGACTTTCTCAATGTCTATGAGTAATAGACCATCTCTAAAATCTACTTTCTTGACAACAAGTTCTTCTGGTAATGACCACGTACGAGTGAATGCTCGTTGTGCTAGTCCTCTGTGCATGTACTCATGCTCTACACCGTCTTCCTTCTTGCCCTCTATCACAAGTTGTCCTTCTTGTGTATAGACTTTTAGATTCTCTTTCTTGAATCCTGCTGCTGCTACCTCTACCCTATATTCGTGATTCGATAACTTTATCGTATTATAAGGTGGGTAGTTTTGTATTGGTGTGTCGAATTTTGTTTGCCATTCGTCAAAACCAATCATGTTACGTCTTATCTTTTCCAGATAATCATAGGTATCTGCAACGGTCAGCGTAACACTGCCATCTGTTCCAAACATGGTGACCTCCTTGAGCGTCTAATTGTAATGTCCCCGTAGGCGACACTACTAATTATAATACATGACACTCTTTATACTATGAGGTTTACCGTAACTGTCTCAACATATCCTTTTGTTGCTGGTGACGTGTTGGGTTATGATCCATCTCATTCTGTAGGTGAGTATACAACAACCTGAGATATGACATCACCTCTTCTAAGTTATTATATGTTGAGTTGTCAATCTTAGCAAAGTATTCCTTTTCCACTCTCTCTACCTTTGCGTTGAATACACTCACAAGAAGTTTTCTAAGTCTTATATAATCCAAATCACTACATGATAACTTGGCATCTAATTGTTTACAACCTTTATATGATCGTATCAGGGGAGCGAATATTCCAAATGTTCTCTCCCACTTTGATTTTCTGTGCTCATACTCAATGTATCCATAGGAATCTAAGTCTATTACATGTATCCTATCATCTTTGACTATGTAATTCTGAGGATTATAGTCTGACCATGAGTAGTTTGAGTTTCTTTCAACTAATTCATCATAGACCACATTGTAGTGATGAATAGATCTAATAAAATCACCCTTGATATACTCCATTTCAATCTCTAATACATGGTCATTTACCTTGTATTCAAATTCTGGGATGACAACATTATAAAACTTCTCCAACTTCAATCTTTTTAGATTACCTACAACCTTTTCTACGAAAGCGACATTAGAAAACACCATCTCTTTTCTAATGGTGAATGATCCGTACTCCCAACAATCATATCTGTACGTGTTATTTCTATTGTATCGTATATTCACTCTACAGTTTTCTTTTTACCAATATTATATTTTGTTTCAAGTGTCCAATTGTTTTTTTCTTTGTATGAAATGACTTTTATCTGATTCAATGGTGCTATGTCAAGTGCCTCATTTACTACAGTGGTTACCAATCCCCAATCACTGAGAAGTTGTATGATTCTATTTCTTCTCTGCACATCATTGACACTCAAGTTTGCTCTCTTACCATCAAGTGCAAACAATTCTTTGAAGTGAACAATAAAATATTTACCTTGCTTATGAAGAATATGGCAAGATTGATATAACTTCTTTTCTTTTCTGGATGCTACTCCAATTCTTGTAAGTGTTTCTCTGACCTTCAGAAAATCATCAGGTTCAGATAATAATATCTCAACCATCTTATCAGGTGACCACTGATACTCAGGTTCCATGACGTTCATTTCAATCCACCAACCTCAAGTTTATTTTGAATAAATGTAATCTGTTCTTTGGTTAGAAGTGGGAGTACTTGTTTCGCCTTTTCATTACTATAACCATAGTATGACTTGATAGACTCAAGGTTCTTCAACTCTTCTTTCCTAATCCAAGGTGCAAACCTTTAGATCTGAGAGTATTTAGATAAAAGTCATATTGCAACTGCTTATCGAGGTCTATGTTCATGTTCATCTCATTGACATACATGATACAGTCAAGGTGACCTGACAGACATCTATTGATAATATATGGTGGATATTTCTTGATGCAGTCTGGATCTTCCTCTACCAAGTTCTTCTTGGTGCTGTTGATAGAGTTCAACCAATCCTTTAGTTCAACGGTCAAAGATCCTCTCCTTCATCTCAGGTGTCCACTTATCATAATAACCTGTTTTCATCAGTTCTG